ATTATATAACCAACATCTCTCTTACATTTTGCTTCGTTGTAAGGTAATGCATTGTAATTTTCTGCTAAGAAATCAAGAACAGTATTTTGTTCGAATTCTTTTGCATTATCTATTGTCGTAAATGCAGTATTTAATTCTTCAGTATAACCTGTACCTAAACCTGCTGGTTCGATCGCATCAGGTAGAGAAGATAAAGAGTTAGCAGTAACTGCATCGGTAATGATAGCAATTAAATCTTCAATTTCAGCAGCTACAGCAGAACCTGCGACTGAACCGCTAAAGTCTTGAGTCTCAGTATTACCTGTCGTAGGAGTAACTACAGTTTCGTTGGCAACATCCCCAGCAACAGACGCCAAGTGAGCGAATGCAGCAGCAGTCGGCGCGCGTTGATCTAACGGTAATATACTAACCGCATTTTCAAAATAAATTGTTGCGTTATTGATAGATGCAGTGTTACTTGCATGTTGAACATCCCAAGATACTGAATCTAAGATATAACCAACATCTCTTTCGCACTTAGCAGAATCATATGATAAGCTAGGATAATTATCAGCAATCCAAGCAGTAACTTCAGCTTGTAAGAATGCTTTGTTATTTTGTAGCTGTACTCTACCATTTACTCTAGCAACACTTCCATAGAAATTACCGAAGTTGATAGTATCAGCAGCGGCGACATCGTTAGTCATAATATCAATTAATTCATTAAACGCGTCAGTCGTGTCTTCTTTAGCACCTACACCTTCCACTTGGTCAACGACATCATCTCTTACATTTTCAATCGCTGCAACTGTTTCTGCTAACTGATCTTCTACAACCAATGTAGAACCAACAGTACCTGAACGATATGCTAAACCAGCAAAGATTGCGTTGAAATTAGAACCAGTCTTAACATCACGTTTAACTGAATCCATTATATAACCAACGTCTCTCTTACATTTTTCGCCATCGTAAGTAAAGTATCTGTCATTAAGATACGATATAACTTCTTGTTGTAAGAATGCTTTATTTGCTTGTAGAGATTTGCGAGCAAATGCCTTTCTAGGATTGTATGCAGGAGCGCCTGATACACTTGGTAATTCTAGCGGAGATAAATTATCAACAGTGTTAGCGACAATCTGTGCTAAACTGTTTGCTTCAGCTGCGATAGATACAGAACCAGGAGTACCTGACTTATCTTGAGTTGCAGTATTTCCTGTCGTAGGAGTTACTGTTACTTCGCGGATGATATTATCTAAAATGTTACCAAGATATAAGTAAGCTTGTCTTGTCGGTTCACGTTGTTCGACCGGTAAAATATTTACCGCATTGTTGAAGTAGAATGTAGCAGCATTAACAGTTGCAGCATTTCCACCGTATTCAACATCTTGCGCAATTGCGTCAACGATGTAACCAATATCTCTATAACATAAATCTTGATCGTATGCCAATCCGTCGTTATTATCGGCTAAGAATTCAATTACTTCGCCTTGTAAGAATGCAGTTTGACCAAAGATAATTTTGTTTGCTTCAGTATATTCTAAACCATTTGTATGAGCAGGTTCTTCAATAGCAGGTAATTTACCAAAATCGTCGTCTTCAATCATATCGGCTACGATTGATACTAGATCATTTGCTTCCTGACCTTCTACGACATATGATTGTTTGACCGATCCTGAAGTTGCACTGACGAACGCGTGAACGCCTGTGTAACCATTTGCATCACCAACGTTAACAGTGATCGTAGTAGAATCACTTGCTAAAATCTGTAATGGATTATTGAAAGCAGGATCTGTAGCTCTAGGATGCGATATTTGAACTGCAGGAGAACCACATTCAAATGTAATTCCTTCTTCACTTATGACAATGTAATCGCCGGTAACCAATCCATGACCTGCACCTAATGTAAGTACAGTAACACCCGTTGCTACATCGTAAGTTGCTCCGGTTGGAGTTAGACCAGTTGAGAATACCTGAGAAGTGGTGTTACCTGTCGTTGGCGTAACTTCTCTTTGTTGTACAATATCTTCGGCAACTTGCGCGATATGTTTAAATGCTTTTGCAGTAGGAACCTTTTGTCCTTCAGGTAATATACTTACCGCATTATCAAAATACAATCTTGCGTTGTTAATTGCTGCAGTATTACCGCCATTCTTAATATCAAACGATATAGAATCAACTAAGTAACCAACATCTCTTTCACATTTAGCTACATCGTAAGTTAATGAAGGATAAGTTTCTGCAATCCAAGCTGTGATTTCATCTTGTAAGAATGTTTTGTTATTCTGTAATGAATCTACTGCAGCTGAACGTTCAACTGTTAAATCACCTGAACCTAAATCAATTGAATCCGCATTACCTGTACCATTCTCCATGATATCGATGATTTCATCAAAAGCAGCGCCTGCTCTTGTTAATGGAGTACCAGATAATTCGTTAGAAATTCTAGATTTAATAAAGTTAATTGCATCTACAGTTTCACTTAATTGTTCGTTGATTACAGCATCAGTACTTGCGTTACCAGAACGATATGCTAAACCTGCGAAGATTGCATTAAAGTTAGAACCAGTTTGAACATCTCGTCTTACTGCATCTAAAATTAAACCAACATCTCTTGCGCATTTGTCACCTTTATAACCGAAATAGTTATCTTGGATCCATGCATATATTTCTTCTTGAATAAATGTTCTGTTAGCCATTAATTGCTTACGAGCATTAGAACCGTCTTCTGTAATTGATACTTTAACAATTGCTTGACTGATTGCACTAACGAATGTATGAGCACCAGTATAACCATTTGCATCACCAACATTTACTGTAATTGTATCAGTAGTAACTGCAGTAATCTCGACCGCTGATTCGTATGCAGGATCACCTACACGTGGATGAGATATTTCTTCAGCAGGAGAACCGCATTCAAATGTTAAACCGTTCGGTCTAATCATAATATTATCGCCAACTTGTAAACCATGACTTGCGATTGTAATTACAGAATCACCAGTTAATGGGTCATAAGTAGCAGTTGTTGGAGTAAAGAATTCTAAATCAGTTGTTGGGTTTGACCAAGTAATATCATTTACTGCAGTTAAACCGTTGTTCATAATATCAATGATTTCATTAAATGCAGCATCAGTTCTTACAATTGAATCTGCATCAGATAATACGTTATTAGCAACTAACTGTTTTAATTCACCAACAGCAGCAACAGTTTCTGGCAATTGACCATCAACAACTTCACTCGCTGTTGCAGAATAATAACCGATACCTGTTTGGATTGCGTTAAAGTTAGTACCTAATAATAGATCTCTTTGTACTGCAGGCAAGATATAATCTTTAGTATCACGTTGACATTTTTCACTATCATATACGAAATAGTTATCATCGATGTAACCCATGATATGATCTTGGATATATGTTCTATTATTTTGTAATTGTATTCTTGCGTTGCGTTTATCAGCAGCGATACCAGTATCATCACTGAAGTAAATTTTAGAAGCAACAACTTGCACTGCCGACGCATCAGCTTTAATAAATGTATGAGTTGATGTTTCAGTAGAAGTACCTACGTTTACAGTAACCGTAGTATCAGTCGTAGAAATAATTCTTAATGGCTGATTGTAAGCAGGATCTGTTAAACGAGGATGTGTAATTGTAGAACGATCGCCGTCTGAACCACAAGTAAATGTAAAGCTGTTAGGAGTAAGTAATATACTTGAACCTTCAACTAAAACATGGTCACCTAATGTGATTGTAAACAAACCAGATACTGGATCATACGCAGCACTGCTAGGAGTATATGTCTTATCGCCATCGTTAATGATATTAACAATTTCACTTAATGCTTTATCAGCTCTTGATGTTGCTAAATAAGTATTTGCGTTATCAATTAATTCCATCGTTTGGTCTTTCAAACGATTATATGCAGCAATTGTTTCTTCTCTTTGATTTTCTACAACCTTAGAAGCAGTTGCCATATAATAAGCATTACCTGCAGTTACCGCATTGTAGTTTGTATCTAACTGCATATCTAATTCAACAGCAGGTAAGATATATTCTTTTGTATCACGACGGCATTTTACGCTATCGTATGAGAAGAACTCGTCGTTATTTTCGATCCAATCAATTGTGGCATCTTGAATTAATGTTCTGTTATCTTGTAATAACTCTCGAGATGCAGTCTTAGCAATGTCTCCAGTATCAGTAAAGATAATAGGACTTGCGTACTCTTCGCCATATTCGATTGTGTTTAATATTTCATTAAATGATGTGTTAACAGCGTCTACAACAGCTTGATCTGCGTTTTCGAATGTACTTGTCAGTTCAGATTTAAGGTGTCTTATAGCACCTGTAGTTTCATCTAATTGCTCGTTGATAACTGTATACGAGATAGGTGAACGGTAAGTAATACCTGCCAAACGACCCCAGTAGTTTGATTGCGTAGCAATATCCAACGCAACACGATCAACGATAATTCCTGAGTCACGTTCGCATTTATCTGCATCGTATGCTTGATAACCTAAACCGCCTGCCGCAGTATTTGCTGTTAAGAATTCAACAACATCATCTATAATGATTTCAGATTGTTCTTCTAGCGTATCAGCGAATACAGTGTTTTGTAATAATACATTAGAATCGCTAATTTCTTTAGGAGCAAATACGACAGTTGAACCTTTAGCTCGCATTGAGATATCACCAAACTGAGTACCTGAGTTATTCAGAGTCATTTGGCCACCGTTCAATGCATAGAATGCGCATCGTACGAATATTGATAGTGAACCGATACCGTTAATACCAGCACCGTCACGAGCAACATATCCCATACCGTTTTGCGTACGTGGTGTAAAACCGAAACATAATACGTAAGTATATAACGAGTCAGGATCTAGTACTCGTCTATCTGCAAGTACACAACCACCACCACGACCAACTAACGCATTAGGGAAATCTTCAGGACCAACCGTATCAATAGTTGCAGTACCACCAGATTCTGCGAATAATAAATCGCCATCTGAAATTGTACCTTTAATGTTACGTACAAATAATTCGTCATCTGAAACCAAATAATCAGCAGTCGATATAAACCCAGTAGCACCGCTTGAGAATGTAACTTCATCACCTTCTGCAAAATCACCAGAGTGTGATTGTATATAAAGTGTGGTACCTAAATCAGAAATACCACCTTTAGAGTTGAATGGTACTAAAGGTGCTTCAACATCTTCACGTAAGAAGTTTGATAACTGTGTGGAATCTCGTAAATATGGAGAACGACGTAATTTAGCGCCTGGGCGATATGCAACACCAAAACCACCTTCTGGATAATCGAAGTTGTCAATTTCCCAACCTAAGTATGAGAAACCTTGAACATAACAACCAGAACCAACTAGAATTGCGTTATTTCTTTCGTACCCAGGAAGTGCTTGAATAACTGTCGCATATTGTCCTGATGTTGAAGATAAAGAACAATCATCAGGTAAAGCAACATTACCTTTTGTGTAATATGTACCAGGGCCACAAGAAATATGAACTGCATTATTAACATCGTTACGATCATATTTACCGCCTGCTTTTTCTAAAGCAAGTTCAGCAGCTCTTTCTAATGTTTGTACTGGTTGTAATATTGTACCAGGGTTGGAATCATCACCATCTACGGCAACGTGTACTTTTAATGATTTTTCTACAGTCTTTGAAATTTCATCAAAGAATTGTTTGTAGCTGAACTGTTCTGTTTCGCCAGTTATGTTATTTTTTAATGCAAAATAAGAATCTTCGTCAATTTGTGGTTCGTCAAATTTCTTAGTAAGATTTAAATCAATATCAGTTAATGTTGAATTTGTGATTTCACCATTGTCGAACGTAGATCCAGTTACTTTACCATCATCAAACGTTGATTGTCTTTGGTCAAGACCCGCTGCAGATGAACTTGAAATCTGTAAGTTGGTAGCGACAACATTATCCATAGATCCTTGGAATTCTGTATTTGAAATGACAGAATTAGTAATTTCACCTTGATCTATTGTTGTGTTAGTAAATACATTATTATTGCCTGTACCATCAGAAAAATCTGAATTGACAATAGTGGCATCATCAACATTTACTTCAGTAATATTACCTTGATTGAACTCAGAATTCGTGATTGTTACATCGTCAGCAGTGCCTTCGTTAAATTCGGAATTCGTAATTATTACGCTGTCAGCAGTACCATTATTAAACTCAGAAGAAGTAATGACTAAGTTATTTGCATCTGAATCGGCTAGTGTACCGTCTGTAAAATCAGAGTTGGTAATAACTAAATTATTTGCGTCAGAGTCAGCTAATGTACCATCGGTGAAAGAAGAATTAGTAATTGTTACGTTGTTAGCGGTTGCAGTTTCAATAGAACCGTCTTCAAAAATAGAATTTGTAATTGTTACATTATTTGCAGTTGAATCTTCGATAGATCCGTCTGCAAAGCTAGAATTTGTAATTGTTACATTATTTGCAGTTGAATCTTCAACAGAACCATTCGCAAAGGAAGAATTGATAATAGTAAGATTATCTGCTGTAGAATCTGTTAATGAACCGTTCGCAAAAGAAGAGTTAGAAATTTCTGATTCGTCAATCGTGGAGTTTTCCATCGTGACGTTATTTGCGTAAGCAGTGTATATTGTACTGTTGTTTAAGGTAGAATCATTAATTACGTTATCGTTAATGATTGAGTCATTGATTGTTACATCAAAAATAAGAGAATCCGACATCTCAACGCCGGATATTGTTCCGCCAGTGATCGTGATTCTTGAGAATATTTCGTACTGAATTGCCTCTACAAGTTCTTTACGTGAAATGTTCTTTGTGCCATCATCACCTTGTACTAGGTTAACGATAACAAAAAGATCTTCTGTTCTTGTATTGGCGCCTGTAATCGGCCCGAGTTCTGAAATCTTAGACATATATGAGTCTACCTTCTTCCTTTAATTTTTATTACACTAAGACTGCTCACTGTAGACCATTCTATATTAGCGATATGATATTAACATTATTTATCGCCAGTCTTACGCTCTAATTCTTCAACTTTGTGTTTTAATTCTTTAATCGCTTCGACAAGAAGAGAAACTGTATTTCCATAATTAATACCTTTACGATCAGTGCCATCGTCATCTTCAAAAACAAAAACGGCTTCAGGTAATACTTCTTCTAATTCTTGAGCTACCAAACCAGTTAATCTTTCATCAGGTCTCTTTTTAAGAGCGTATGTATAACCGTTTATCAATTCAATTTTTTCTAAAGGACTATCTATTACTTCTAAGTCCGTTTTTAAATTTATATCAGATGTGCTATAATCAGTTATAACAGAGCCAGTTGCTCTTATATCAGTGCAATTCACATTAGTACAATTCACATCTAATAATGTAGTAATATCCTGTTTAGCGACAATTGTTTCTCCAGTCGTTAAACCTTTAAGTGTGGTAAAGCCTCCATCTGCACGCACGTACCCACTAAAGATTTCACCTACTTGATCTGTTCTAGCCAAGTTCGCTAATTCTACACCACCTACTGATGCTGCATCTACATCCAAACTATCTACGTGTGCCTTTGTAACTGCAGTTCTTGCTCTTTCTTCTGTAAAATAAAGATTAGTTGAACCTTCATCTATAGAATCAGTAGTTGTACCACCTAATGAACCAACTACATTATTTGCTGTAATATCACCATCTACGATAATATTTTTAACATATAACGTACCTGCTGGCGATAGCTCAAATTTGTTATCACCTATACCAGTATTAATGATAAAATGCGCATCCGTGGAATCTTCCATACCAATATCCCAGGCAGTAGTTCCATCAGTGTATCTTGTTTGCCCGCCAGATGTACCGTATGTGAATGTTGCACATATAGCAGTAGTTGTACCTGTTATATCAATAGGTGATTGAAAATCAATCTCAGCACCACCGGTTTGCGATGCAATTGCGTCGGTTGATAATAAAGTATCAGCAGTTATATTAGTTGCCTCGAAATCGCCAACTAACGTAGCGTCGCCTGTAGTGGTATCGCCACCTGAAGACGCAGTAACTACTTCACTTTTAAATATGTTTACCATTTCATTGGTTTTGTCTAACCAATTTTGAAACGTCTGTGAAGTTGTGATATTTGTAATTGACGGTTTGGCCATTTTAATTCTGCCCTTCTAAACTCTTTATTTTTTGACAAATTTTAGATAAGCATTCTCTAATCTCTTCAAGATCATCTTGCATCCTATCTACTTTATTGCGATATTTCTTTTCTACTTTATATTTATTAAGCGCCTCTTTGTCATTATTCAAAACGGCGCCACTTTTATCATCTTTTATCATGTTAATGCAATTCCTCTATAATCTTTCAATGTTGGCGCATTATATAAATTGTCAGATAACAAATCAATACGAATAGCAAATTTTCTGTATCCTGAGAATGTACCTGCGTTGCTAATGTATGTTAATGCACCGTTAGAATCTTTATCAGAATCGGCGACTCTGTAATTAAATTCTCTGTAATCATTAATGTTTGAAGTAGAAGAATAAACACCAACTCCTTCAAATAACTCTAACTCTATCCAATCAATAGCATCAAAGTTATCACTATCGAAAGTATTTTGAGGTTTAATGTAAACTTTAATATCAGTATTAACTGGACGATAACCTGTTAATATTACATTAATATCTTCTGCATCAAAATCTTCAGCCAATTCAATTGTTTTAGAAATATAAGAAGACGTAGTATCTGCATCATTAGTAATTCTATATTGGTAAGCAATTAACTTAGAAACTTCAACATCAACGAAAGGAGTAGAAGTAGAGTTTCCACCGTTAGTCATATTCACATTTAATTCAAAAGGTTTAGCATCAGCTAAATCATTAGACTTACTATATAACACAGCACCTTTATTATTAAAGTAATTATTATCGCTAAATTTCATTGCGGTAGTGTATGAACTATTTACGTCTGAAGGAGAAACGAATTCACCAGTTAACGTTGTAGTCGACACAGAATCATTTGATTTTAAAATCATAGGTTGAATGTAACTTAACTGTATATTATCTACACTTGCTAAGTTAGCAGTAGACTCAGAATCAAAGCCTACGATGTCGAAACTAGCATCAAATCTTCTACCTGTTTTAGCGCTACTATCTTGTAAGTGCATTTCATTTGGTGTTCTCTTATCGTAATAAGATAATGTACCAACGACAATAGGATCACCTTTACCATTTGATATACCAACAGCTGCTGGTTTGTTTACGGTGATTTGCGAAGTACTATCTACGCTCACAACTTTAAAAATATCTTTATTTGTATTACTTGAAGTTTGTACTAAGATATAATCGCCAACTGAGTAAGTTGCATCTAAATCAGTACCGGTGATAATAGAAGTACCTTGTGCTATACTTATTGTTTGACTTGTTGGAGATACCAAAGATTTAACTTGATAAACTGTTTCACCAACATTAAATCTTCCAGTGATATCGTCAACAGAAAGGAATTCTTGTTTCTTAGTTGTTAACGTTAATGTACCAGATGATTCATTAAAATCATGACGATAAAGATTAAATTTAACATCTTCATCTTGATATGATTTCCATGCACGGTTGTTAGTAGACGTAAATAATACACCGTCACCCCAATCTTGAACAATTGCTTGCCCTTGAGTTGCGCCTGGAGTTAAATCAGTTCCACCAACTTTTGAAGTATAAATTAAGTAATTAGGATCATTAGCATCAGGTTGTACTACAACTGAATATTCTTTTTCCACATCAAGTCTGATTGGTGCTTCAAATGTAAATGTAGTTGCAGAAGATGCATCATCAGAAACATTAACTTGACTTGGCGTATAGTGAATTTTAGAGAATGGAATTACCTGATCGCTAGGGTAACCATTTACAACCTCGCGTAACATTACCGTTACTCCATTCACATCACTCTTACGTTTGAAGAATAAATCAACTTTAGAAATGAATACTGAATTTGAACCTCTACCCATACCATTTTTAATAAAGAAAGTTTGTGCAAGTGGATCACCAAATACAACTGGTCTTCTAGGTAAGTTGCGAGTAGTTGTAGTAGAAGAAATCTCAAAGTCAGGGGTTCTTGTTGCCGCTGTAAGAGAAGATCTTTCAACTGAGAAGTTATATGCTCTATATGTTTTAAATCCATAAGAAGTAGATGCAGATTCGATACTTGCGTATTGATCCACGTCAACAACTTCTAAAACACGATCGCCAACATAAAATGTTTCGGCAGGAATTTTAAATACTGCTCGTAATACACCATTGCTATCTGTTTCAACTGCATCGCCGAAAGAACCAAAACGTTGCACGTCTTCTACTTTATTAACTGCACTACCTGGGATAACATGCGCATCTACATTGATTTCATCAAAGAAGAAGTAGTGGCGAGTGTTTGGTCTCAATCCTGACATGTAAACTTTAACTTCACGAGAAGACATGAACGGATTAAATTGGAAGTTAGTAACAAAGTCACCAACGAATTCATTTGACGTTCTAGTCGCTGAGGTTAATTCGGTAGTAGTTGAAGTAAGAGTGGTTGTACTAAATCCACGACGTCTTCCAATTCTTTCAATTGATCTATCAGCAATAACTGAAGTATCAGTCAGTGGTAAAAATGATTGTATGTTATCTACGAAATCTTCAAACGGAGACTCTAGATCAATATCCAAAGTAACTGGGTTTGTCGTTGTATCATATGCAGCATCATATTCAGGAGATAACGCACCAACACCATTATATTGATAGAAGTTAGATACACAGTTTCTAAATTCAGAAGCATAAGGCTGATTTAAAATACTAATATCTGCGTTTCTTCCTAGGGTAGCAACTTTAGGATTCTCAGCAGAGAATAAAGAAGTACCTGTTGAAGATTTATATTCTAAATCTAATGGGAAAGTTTTCAAAGACGGAGTTAATATCTTTTGATTAAACTGTACTGCTGCATTGAATTTAGCATTTTCTACGTTCGATAAAGATAAATTGTTAAACGGATCTACTAAGAATCCATTTTTAAATCTTGATAAACCATCTTCATCGAGAATAGTTAAGTTCTGAGTTTCTGTTTCCAATTGGTTTAGAGAAGTATAATACGCTAAAGTATCTATTCTCTTTTCCATGTTATGGATATCTTTCATTGTGAAGTTTTTAATTCCAATCGATTTGGCTTTTACTGCGTATTCTGATTTCTTTTGTACTGCAGCAGCAGCTCTAGAAAGCGCAGGATAACCAGGGATTGTAACTTCAGCAACAACTAATTTATCGCTATCAACTTTAGGTGGAGTAGCAAATCTTTCTTCTTCACCTTTAATTAATTTTATTTCACCGTATGAATCTACAGTAATAACATCAACACGGCTTAAGTAATATTCTATGTCAGTCGTAACAGATGTGTTAATTGCTGGTATTAATCCTAAACCATTTCCAATAAATGAAGGAGGAGTTACATCAACATTTGCAGACACAGTTCCAGCCGATGCAGGAGTTGTATCAGTGTAATCTACATTACTATCTTTTACGACATGCGGTCTGAAATCTAAACATTCTCTTAAGTTATATCTAACACCATTAGAACCAGTGTACACTGGAATATCAGATGTATCTAAAGTATTTGGATAACTGTTAATAGAGAAATAATATTCACCAGTATTAACATTGACTTCAAACACTTTTAGTTGAATAGTTAACGTTCCTGCTGGGCGAGGGCGTCCGGTAATATATTCCATATATGATAGATCATAATATTGATCTTTTTGATTTGTTACTAATCTGAAGCTATCAGTAAAGTCGGTACCTGCAGAATCTTCTATACTTTGAATTTCAAAAACATCAGGGAAACCTAAGCTATACTTATCTTTTGAATTGCTATGAACAACTTTTACATAAGGTTCATGTACAATTTTAGAATGAGGTTCAATATTCTGTAAACGTTTATTAAAGTAAACAGTTAAATTAGTAGTTGCACCATCTGCTGGATTTAACGAAATATTTAATTGTGAATCGTTTAATGTAGTAGTTACACTTGTTACGTTAATAAATGTACCCGTGCTATCAAGAACAACTATATCGCTGTTATCAACCGCGAAGTCTTCGCCAGGAGATGCAGAAATTGTAATTTGGTTTGAAGTATGCGTAGCAACTAATTCAGTTCTTACAGGAACAATAGTATCAGTCGTTTCTTTAACGCTAAGTAAACCAGTGTCAAAAACAAGTGGTGCTTTGTTATTATCTTTTAATGTAGCAGATACCGTAGTATTCGCAACTACCATTTCGCCGTTAGATCCGTCTATTTTAATTACGTCAGAAAAACCTTTTCCTGTATCCATTCTTACGCCAGTTAAATAGGCTTTATTTGGCATTACATTTAATACAAAAGCTTCACCTATTTTCGTATCGCCATTATCTAATAAATCTAATGGTTCGTTTGGATCCATAAATCCATAACCGTTATAACTTAATACATCAACATATCCGCCGTAGCTAAAAGATACTGGCTGATTTTCTTGGATCTCAGTTGTTTCTATTTGGTCAATAACAAATGGTCTTTCACCATTGTTTTCGATTCTATAACCTTTAACATACGCTGTACCTGAACCTAATAAAGCATGTACTTCATTGTTAGATCCAACTAAACGATCATCAGTCTTCACTTTAAAATCATTTAAAATATAGTTTCCTGATTCTTCGTAAGTTCTTCTTGCTAATTCCTCGCCCAATACGTTGTATTGAGAAACATCTCTTAGCGTAACTTCATTACCTGCTTGATATCTAATTAAAGTAAAGAACGTAGGATCAGTATCCGCGGCTGCAGTTCCTAACACAGTAAGAGTAGGAATCAATCTTAATCTATCTGCACCTGGGGCGTTTTCATTGTTTGAACCGTTTGCATTATCATATAAATCAGCATCTTGTAACGCTGAAATTAGACCTTCTTGAACTCTATAACCAACGGAAACATTATCAGGTTGGTTTGTATATTTTGAAACAACTAATGTTTGATCGTCAGCATACAGGAAATGACCTTTTTGGAATACAACACCAGGACTTGCTTTAATACCGTAAGAAGCACCTGTTGCATTTGCATCTATGCTAGCAGCTGGGACTGAAATTTGGACAATACCTAAATCGCTATCGACTAATGGATCTACTGCACTTACTTTGTACTTATATAAGTTAACAGTTAATGTTTCACCATTTTGGAATACTTTATAATTGCTAGTTTCATTAGAGTTTAAATATCTAATAAAGAATGTATTTAATTCAGGAGCTCTTGAAGTAAAGCCACGAGATGCAGAAATAACTTGCGCTTTAAGACCAGTTGTAGAACCTTCTATTTCATATACGTAATCAATTTCTACTTCTTGGCCTGCTATCTCTTCTACCTTTCTTTCACTAACATAAACAGTAGGATCGAAACTATTTCCGTTACTATCGTTGTTAGTTAATTTAACGAATTGAAGATCGCTGATTTGAGTAAAGTTACAACCTTTAATGATACTACCTTCTTTAAAGATATTATCACCAAATTGCTCGATTTGCGATTGTAACATGCTTTGTAGCTGAGTTAATTCTCTAGCTTGTACTGCATACCCAGGTTTAAACAATACTCTATAGTATTGGTTTTCGACGTCAAAATCGTCAAAGTATGGTGCTGTATTAAGATCGGTATTAATAGGCATCTAAATAGTCCTTTCCTTAAAATTCAAGAACGATTTTGAACTCTTCGCGTGAGAGATCAGTTCGAGCAAGCGGGAAGAAGTCTTCCATAAAGTACACTTTGCCTGTTCTTTGTATGTATTCTGATTTTATTATATTGTTGTCCACTGGTGTATTTATTTCAATTGTCTGACCTGTCTCATTTCTAAATGGAACAGTTGTGTCTAAAGAAATATCAGTATTGCCCACGTTTTGGTATGGGCCATTATATTCAGCGATAAACATGGTATTACTTGATAAATCAACTTCGTGAACAATCCCTGAAAATATGATTTCGTTATTGTCGTCGATTTGATTTACTATCGTATTTTCTTCAACCTTTCCAATATCGTCTGTTGTAATAGCAATTCTGTTATCAAAAACTCCAGGCGCTGTATTAGCAAACTCTGGATTTTTTACTATACCAACAGTTGCATATGTATTAGTTGCACCAATTTGGTTATTGTCTTCGGCAGTAATATATGCGTATAGTAAGAAATGTTTACATTTAAATTCATCTATAAGATCAAACGCATGACCATCTTTAGGAGAAAGAATAGCTCTTACATCTGCTCTTGTATCTGTATCATTAGGATCATCTGGTTTGAAATCATATAATGGATCAATTACTCTAACTGTTACGTTATTGTATCCAACACCATTGTTTAGCATTGTAACAGAAGTAATGCGATCATTGTTATCTATGTTAGGAATACCTTGAGCACCAGAACCATCACCTAGAATTTCTATCGTAGGAAGTATTTTAAGACTTGCGTTACTAGCAACCCCATCGGTAGCAGGATTTCCATCAACTCTTATTTCTGCCAAACCAGTATTCTCGTTATACGCATAGAACGTTATAACATATAGAAAAGAAACACCACTAGGATTAGTTAAATAAACTGATTGGCCTGCATAATAATTATCAAGCTCGCTCCATGCAGGAACTTGCCCAGGAATAACTATTAAACTAGAACCATTAGGTGATCCATTCATAGATCCAAATACAGATTTATATCCTAAGTTTACATCAGGATTTTCTACGAATATTTCAGCAATTTCAGAACCACCTGTGTTTGCGGTCGGATCAGTTTCAAAAGTTCCTGTGATAGGAATATAACCTAAAGCATTGTAAGCTTCAAATTCTAATTCTGAAATTGCATACATATATTTCCATACGTAGCCATCAGCAGTTCTATATATTTGACCTGCGGTCTGTCCATCGTAATTAGGCGGTGAAGTAACTTGCGCATCGTTATTATTAAATAAACATTTATATACTCGATAATCGCCGGTATCATTATTATTAGGACCAACAACTGCATAAAATTTCTGTTCTTCTAAATCTTCAGCATCATCGTATTGTACGTAGACATCATCTTTTTGCCAAGGATAATACTTGATCATGAAGAAAACATCGCTGTTAAAAATTTGTTTACCAAATAAAGTTTTTTCTAAAAAATCATTTGTCGATCTGATATGATTTGCCGATTCTGTACCGTTTATACTAGATACGAACAAATAGTAATCATTACTTAAAACGTCGTCCACGAACAACCGTGTCGTATCAGTCTTAAAGTTTGTTGTCAATATTTCTGCCATGATCGTTCCGAGTTAATATTATTCTTGATAAGTTTTTATTATTTATATGAGAGAGCAGCTAACCTTTTCTTCTTATTTTAGGTCTTGGATAAACTTGTTTTAAATTAGCTCTTGACGCAATATTATTCCTAGGGAAAACTCCGCCGTCAACTGGTCTTACGTTTTTCCAAAACATCATTAAGTTTGGTGAACCTTGTAAACTTGTTCTATCCATTGCATCATCAGCTTCGCTGTCAAACATTAGTTCTTGTGTTGCGTTATATACCAACCAATCAGACGCTTGACTGTTTGTCATCCCAGGCCAAGTTTCCGCTAAACAAGACAATAGACCGGCTGCCTGTGGAGAAGCCATACTAGTCCCTTTATATTTTCCAACTCTATAAGAAGCGTTTCTTGGGTCTGTAGCTCCACCTGTTAATAAAGAACTATTGATACCTTCACCGGCCGCGTAAACATCTACGGCATTACCACAGTTACTAAAATCTGATTTTCTGTCATCTTTAAAATAACTTAAAGCACCAACTACTATTACACCATCAATACTTGATAAAGAACCACCTCTATGTAAAGCAAAGTTGAATGAAGAACCAGAGAATGGTATAGACGCTGCGTTATTGTAATCCTGATCGCCAGTTTTTACCATCTTCCAACTGCTATTACCAGCAGAATGAACAACGATAATACCATCAGATATCGCATCTTGTACGTCTGCTCTTATTGAAGTCGAATAAAAAGAAAACTCTATTTCACCATCTGCGTTAGGGGCATAACAACCTCTTGCTTGTAGCTCAGCTTGAGTTAAATCTCTCCCTGGGTTAAAAGTAGTGCCTCTATAATTAATAGCCGTTACGTTACCGAAATTACTTCCAGCGCCACCTGCATTTATATTAGATCCGTAGCTGTGGTTAGTGATAGTAGGATTTCTTCTACCTGTATCAGCATTTATTGGTTTTGTATTATGCCAAGCTCTAATATAATCCCATAAGTTACTAACACTATTTGGATTTGTTGCGTAAGGACTGATATTATAAATGTTAGCATCTCTTGCCCAACCGTAAGTATTTCCTGCGGCTGTACCTGCTACATGAATGCCATGATTATTATCGCCAGTTCTCTCAGGATTAGTTCCATCTATGTACGGTGGATATACATATGTACCTGCCGCACCTTGACCAATATCTGGATTTAAAGAAAACCAATTAAATTGTTGTACTCTTGAACCACCAGTTCCGTCTGAGTTAGCAGCCATTTCCGGATGGCTTGGATCTATATGACCGTCTACTATTACAACATCTACATTTTTACCTGAAGCAGTGATATTTAAATTATCTGTTACTCTTACAGTATCACCATATCCCCAGTCAGTTCTATTCTGTCTTTCAGAATGTCTAAGTAATCCCCAATTAATATCGTCTGCATTAGAAAAAGGGTCTTTATCAAACTGCCCATTGTCTATAGAATAACCTTGAGGTTTAATAGTGACTGCGTCTAATATTTCTTTTAGTTCAACGTCCCATACTCTTTCATCCTGTCTAACTAACTCTGCTTCCTCTGCAGTTAACATATAATGAGTATTTCTACTAATGGGTCTTTTCTGAGCAACTTCAACTTGTCTATCAGGAATATAAAGGTTACCGCCAGGAGTTTCCATGTCATCATAGAAACTTTCTAAATCTTCTCTGCTATGAAGAGTAACTACATATTCCTTTAAAGACATTTTACGCCTCCAACTGTAATACTGTTAGGTCCACAGCAACCGCTGCAGTTGAACCCGATTTATTTGTTACTTTTGCGTATATAGTTGTGGTTGGAGTGGATTCTGCATTAAAACCAATTGTCGCTGGTGACATTAAAACAGTTTCAGCGCCAGTCGTAATTACTTCTGCTATTACACCTGCATCAGGTAAAGGATCTGTTAATTCATCTCTCGATGCGTCAGATGTTCTTGACGCTGCATTTGCATATAAAATAACTCTCGCTGCTCGATCTGTTTCAATAGAAAGTAATGCGTATGATTTAAATCCAGTGATATCTAAATTTGCAGAAGCATCGTCTGCTAAAGATGAGGTCGTACCACTTGCAGCTGTTCTTGATTGTAAAGAACTACCACCGCCACCACTTGCATCAACAAATTCTACACCGTCTGCTCCAGAATTAACAGCAAGTACTTGACCTGCGGTTCCAAAAGAAGCAGGCGTATCAGTTAAACCTAAAAGAGTTCCTGTTCCTGTTGTTGCATCTGCAGCATTAGTCCAAGCAGATCCATTCCATTTTAATACTTCGCCTGATGATGGGCTTGAGATAGAAACATCAGATAAGTCGTCTATTGCAGAAGCACCACCGCCACCAGAAATAGCTACGAAAGAAAAAGTACCATCCCCGTCTGCTTGTAATACATGTCCTGCCTGCCCGTCAGAAATACCACCACTTAAATCTAGTAAACTTCCAGTATAAGCAACTGTCGATAAGCTATCAGTATATCCAGTAACACTAGAACTTGCATCTGTTAATAATTTTGTCCATTCTCCACCAGTTGCATAATAAACCGCTGATTCTGCATCAACGTAAGCAATCATACCTTCATAAGTATTTGCATCCGGTAAATTAGATAATGCGTTATATTTAAACGTGATTTTATTGGCACCGGTGCGAGTAATTTCGCCATTTGTATTTAAAAGCGAAACTAGAGAGTTACCACCTAAAGAAGTGTAAATCTCATTGAAGTTATCATTAGCTTTATCAAATGCAGTGCGTAATGGATCGCCTGTTCCATCATTTGCTGTTGTTCCGATATTAATCGTCTGCTTTGACATTATTGTCTCCTGAGTGTTTAATTTTGTTTATTTAATTCGCATTAACTATTTATTATACAGTTGAATCATTATCAACGGTCAATTCTATAGAATCTACGCTTAAGTTAAATACATCTGCCGTTACTTCAGATAAATCTATAGTATCTAATGGAGTACCAATTCCTTGGTCATTAAATCGTCTAATGAATCTTTGCTTAACATTGCCTTTTGCTTTTGCTTGATAAGAAAACTTACTAAACATTTTAGTGCCAGCCAAATGCATGTTTTCTTTTAAAAGAGTTTCATATTGTTCTTGGCCTAACATCGATTTTATTTCATACGAGTATTCTTGATAGTAATCACTATCTTGTATTTTCATTCCTTCGTTAGAATAAGATAGAGCGCCGTTTGCAGATTCTTGATAACCATTTATGTGAGACGTATAATCAGACCAATATCCTGAAGTACTACCTTGCGTCTGTACAACAAGATTACCTTCGACTGCGGTATCACCGTCGTTATTCAATAACTTGGCAGCAGCATCATCTACATATCCAAAACCAGAATCATATACTTGTACTTCTTTAATTTGACCTATCGCAAATTCTGTTGTAGATTTAATACTAGCATTTTCGCCATGTATTTTAGAATCATAATCAGTGTCTGCTCTTGTAATAGCGAATCTATCTGAGTTTGATTTAATTACATCATTAGTTCCAGAAAAACCATAATAATCAAAAGGAGTAATTTTAATATACCCATCAGTTGGATTTGTTTCTTGAATTACACCAATGATATTTGTATTTGCTTCTGTAATTGTTTCGCCAATATTAAAAGAACCTGCCGCAGCTGGTGTTTCAAACGTAATGACTTGATCTCTTCTATTAAATTTAGAATAGCTTTCATCAACCGCGATAGAAAATACATCGTTAGTATAATTTTCGCCAGGAGAAACATTTACAAAATCTAAAATCGAACCTAATGTAAACTCTGTTAATTCAAATGCTTCATCCAATGGAGTTGCTAACGTAACAGGATCTGCAGTACCCGACATTGCTTGCGCCGTATTATAGTTTGCACTATTTAGAGCAACACCTACGTAAGGTAGAATATCATCGGTAATTAAATTAGCGGTAACTGGATTTCCTAATTCTTTTACTCTTACATCGTTAGGATCCGCAGTATCAGGGAATAGTGCGCCAGGAGAAGAAGTATTTTTTAATGATACTTCACCTGGGACAATTTGTACATTAGGAGATCGGTTTTGTGTTGTAATATTTCTTGTAATAGAAAACTCATCGCCGGTGTCCATTTTTAAACCAACAGAATTTTCATTTTGTCCTACTACATAACCACGGTTACCTGCGGTATCAATTAAATATTCTCCGACAGTAAAAGATAAATCAGAATTATCTAATATTAAAGATTGATCTGATACAATTAATTTAGTATTTTCTAAAGTATAACCAAAACCACCATCTAATATTTCGTAATCTATTTCGCCAGTAAAACTTTCTGAAACTTCACTAACGATTGCTTGACCGCCATAACCGTATTGAGTTTCTAAATCTAATATATCACCAACTTTATTTCCAGAAGTTCTTGCTTTAGAAAAGTCGAGAGTAATTGCATTAAGAGATCCATTAATTTTACCAAAAGAAATAACTTCATTATTTAAACTAGTAATAATAGATTCGAATTTTTTAAACGTACCTTGTACACTATCAATATAAACGATAGGAGTTAAAATATTATTAAGTACAATAAAATTAACTTTATCAACCGCAGCCTTTGCTCCTGATGCAGAACCAGTTATGTTAGCACCTAATATATCGTTATAAGAATATTCTAAACCATTTACAGAAACAAAGAAATCATTATTAGGAAACATCTGTAAATAGACACCTTTCTTCCATTTGGAATTAGAAGGCTTGAGCATAAATCTAGCAGGATAGAAGATTTCAACTTGCTCTTGATAGAACATGGCAAAGAATGTTTTTATACCACTCTTAGTACCTTTACGACGATACAGATCTATAATATTCTTAACTAATATAATAACTGATTCTTCTCTATACGGAAGATCTGCCATATATTTTTGTTGAAAAGAAATGAGCATATTCTGTAAGGTAGAAGAAATGTCGCGGTAATCAAACATTCTACGATTAACGTAATTAGATTGATTCGTTTCAGTTTCTAAAAAGTTATAATACTCTTCAGTTAAAGACACGAGCTCAGAACCATACTCCCTAAAATATGCAGGAAATTGTTGGTTTATGAGGAATGCAATATTCTTTTCTACTTGCATGGTTTAATCCTTAATAACTGTTATTCGTGTCTTCTAAATTTACGGTGACTGATATATCATCATCTCTTAGAATAAAAACTCTACCCTTAGGCGCTTTAATATCATTATTNNTTGTTCTTGCTTTAATCTTAATTGCATTTCCAGTAAATGATTCTACTGTAAAGTTAACTAATTTAACAANACCTAAAGTATAATCAACAGTACCNGCCGTTGGNTTTATTACNTGTGGGTTTGTTAGATCGTCAGTCACTAATTGAATATTTCCAAGACCATCATCTTGAATATAAACACAAACNCCATCAACATCAAANACTGAACTCTTAATAGCAGGTTTGTAATTTTCAAAACCTTGTGCTTCTTTAAACGGATAAGGTTTAATAAGAGCAGTTTCAAATTTAAAAGTAGGGTTTGTAGAAATATTTAATGCAGGAGAATATTCTATAATAGGCAATGCTACAATACTGTTACTCTGAATTGCAGTTTCAGTTGCATCGATATCTCTAGACAATTTAGATAATCTTAATGTTTTATTAAACTGTTCTAAATTATTATCTGAATAATCTGAAACCGCTCCTCTTACTAGAGTTTCTATTTCATCTTTAGATTTGTCAGATAACTTACTCGTAACATAAACATTAATTTGCATTTCAGCATATAAGAATTGCGTTTCAATAAACGTTGGTTCTATTCCTAACGGAGTTTTATCTGATAGGTAATCAATATATGAATTAGCTAATGTAGAAGAAATTAATTGTGTATCATCTCTAAGATAAACTGCGATCGCAACCTTACCATATTGAGGTGGTTCTAATTCATCACCACTATACGCAGATACCGCGCTAATTTCTGGAAATCTCTGTTTTAATAATATTTCATAATCGTTTGTAGTAATTGCACGTTCTTGAATCTGAATTGATTTTGGTGCATTAAAACGAATGCTTTCAATACTTTCTCTTTCAGATCCACCGGTTGCTTCTGTAATAGTATCTACAGAGATAGTTGCGTTTTCTAAAAACGTTGTAGTGAATGAATTTGCGCCGTTAGGTTCTTCACCAGAACATATACGATATCTAACTCGTATGTCTTGAGTTTCAGTTGGTTGTTCACCATAGATACCACGACCAAAATAAATTGCATACTTATTATCAAAATATGGTTCTATATAGAAAACTTTAGAATCTGGTTCTACACCAAAGATACTTGTTGCTAATGAGAATGTATTTCCATCTTCAGTTTGTTCTGCGTCGACGAATACGACAATAGAATCAGTGTCCACCTCTGGGTTACTCAATGCAACTCTAACGGTACCATCTTCGTCTACTATATAACCTTCACGTTCAAAGCTAGATAAGATCTCGCCTTCATATATCTCTATATTATCCGTCTCATATATGTTATTACCGATCTTTCTGGCAACATACGTTTCGTTTGTTACAAAGTTAAATACTTCACCATTATGACTTGAACTAAACTCAGTATAAGTTGGAATCGTAATTGTTTGATCTGTAAATAAAGGATCATTATTTGTAATTCTTAATTTAATGACAGCCTTCGCAGATTTTCTAGATCTTGGTAAATAATTTAATTCTTTAGAATGAGATACGACAGAGTTTCTTAATTGCGCTGAATCGAGAAACATTTCGTTGATTGCCATATTCGTATAAAAATTATTATGATATGTATTATACGCAAGAACATCCAAAAGGACGCTCATATTTGAACCTTCAAAATTATAATCTTTGAATTTCGTTTGCGTCTGTAGATATTGTTTTAATTGGTTTTTAATACCATCAAAATCTAATTCTGTTATTGGCGTTTTTGGTTGTGCCATTATCGTATCCTTTCTAATATGAGATCAAGTTGCGTTGGTAACTCGACATTGGAAACATAAAAATTAATTGTTACTTTAACTGAGTTTTCATCTAAGCTTGCTTGCGCATTAACATTAATGAGTTCGCATCTAGGTTCATATAACTCTATCGTTTCAGTTATTCTATTTTCTAATTGTGTTATAACATCAGGCGTTAAATTTTCAAAAAGAAGTTCTCGGATCCCACCACCAAAATTCGGTCTCATTAATTTTTCGCCACGATCCATAAACATTAAATTTTTAATAGATTCTTTTACAGCGTCTTCATTTTTTAATACAGTAATATCATCCGANACTGGGCTCAAAGCTAAATCTTTTTTCATATCTGAAAATAATTCCGGCTTCTTTGTTCTTGGTGTAAAGACATTTATTGTCATTTTATCCTACCATCTTTCTTATATCTAAATGGATGTAATCGTCATAAACAACTACATATTTAAATCCTGCTAACAGCGCCTTTGATGTTATCTCTTCAGCTGAAATAGAACTACGTTTAATATCAACACACTTACCACTGATGTGAGCATTTTCTGGAGAACCACCAATTTTAGCATTATATTGTTGAGATCGCCANCCTTCTGTTACTGTAATCGGTGCATCTAATGATTGTTGTAAACGGTTTAAATAAACTCTTAAATCATAATCTAAACCAGTCCAACCTTCCATTCCAAATACATCTTCAGAAACCCAACTACCTTCTACTCTTATTTGAGCTGTACCTGCCTTTACTGCACTACATGCTGGTATTTGTTCGTATTCTTCAATCGTAGGTGGTTTTGGATTAATTGGTGCTTTACCTGTTGGTGTATATAAAGAACCGTTCTCGCCATCCCATGCTGCTTGTATACTATTTATGGCAATCGCACGAGACTCCGGAGAAAAACGTATTGCACCTTTTTGTATAGCAGATGATGTACGTACATTAGAAATAGTTTTTAATCTATTAGAGATTCTTTTATATTTAAATTCGAACTGATCTAATGGCGATTTAAAATCATTCATTAAACCTTTTATGTTTGTCATTAACGCGCAAATTCTAAATCCTAAAAAAGAAATAACTTCAAGTGTTGGATTTTCAAATAAACCAAACGCATAATCGAATAAATTGTTTATCTTATCTCTAATAGTTTGTTTATTTTTATCAGAAAAGAATAAACAACCATCATCTTTAGTTTTCATAATTCTTTTTATTGTTACTTTATCAATATATGTAGTGACATCATCAATAATATCTAGAATTTTAAAATTTTCAAAGATCTGTTGGAATATAGTAATGATTTTTTCTATTTCATCTCCAATAAACTCTTTAATTGCTTTTATTAATTTTTCAACTGTAATCTTTTCTGCTTGTTCAAAAATAAACTTTTTAAAGTCTCTAATCTTAGATAGAAAAGCAAATGCATCATTTACCAATCCTTCTATTTGTCCAAGTAAATTAAAGAAATCTTCTATCGCTCCAAAAATATTTTGAAAAGATCCACATATTCCAGCCAAAGCTCCGCCAAAAATATCTTCTGCATAATATCTTTCTAATTGATATAATAACTTTAAGTAATCTTCATTACCCTTTGTAATAACACCACTAGGAGTATGATTAAATTGTTCTATAAAATCTGTAAATTCCATAGCAGTGACAGAACCAGATTGTAATCTTGTATTTAAATTAGGATAATCAGGAAGATCGTTTTGTACATAATCTTGATTAAAGAAATTTCCATTTAAATATGAGAT